ATCCTGATCTGCCACAACGCCGCATATGATTTACTTTGGCTATGGGAATCTGGCTTTAAATACGATGGCCCTGTCTTTGACACTATGCTGGCAGAGTATGTACTGCAGCGTGGACAGAAAGAACCATTGTCACTTGAGGCTTGCGCTGAACGATATCAACTGGCTACACAAAAGCAGGATACACTGAAGGAATACTTCAAAAAGGGATATAGCACTCGTGATATTCCTCATGATGAGTTATCTAAGTATCTCTCTGCTGACCTTCATGCTACTCAGCAATTATCTGACAAACTGTATTATCGTCTTAATACAGAAGAGGACAGCACTTTGATGAACACTGTTCTATTAACAAACGAAGTGGCTGTCCGTCTTGCACGTATTTATCAGAGAGGCTTTGCAGTTAACATGGATGTTCTTGATAGTGTGCGTATTGAATTTGAGGAAGAGAAAAAGCAGTTGACTGAAGACTTGCAGTCTTACGTGCGTAAGGTAATGGGTGACACACCTATCAACCTCAACAGCCCTGAACAATTGTCTTGGGTTATTTACGGACGCAAGGTTATTGACAAGCAGGATTGGGCATCCAAGATTGACCCATACATGGATGACTCTGAGTTCCGTAGCATGGTTTCATCTGGCACAGAGAAGATATATAAAACAAATGCAGTGCAGTGTCGCAGTTGCAATGGAACTGGATACATTCGCAAGATAAAGAAGAATGGTCAGCCTTTTGCAAAACCTAGTCGTTGTCCAGATTGTAATACGGCAGGTTTCTTATTTGTACCAACAGATACAGCGGCTGGCTTTAAGTTCAAACCACCTTCACCTAAATGGGCTAGTGCCAATGGGTTCACTACTAGTAAGATTAACCTTGAGATACTAGAGGGTGCAGCAAGGACTAAGGGCATGGAAGATGCCACAGACTTCTTGAGCAAGGTTCGTAGGCTTAGTGCAGTGGATACGTACCTTTCATCTTTCGTTGATGGCATTAAAGCATATGTTAAGCCTGATGGAAAACTTCATGTGCGATTACTGCAACATCGAACTTCCACTGGAAGGTTCAGTGGTGCTGATCCGAATATGCAGAATATGCCACGTGGTCAGACGTTCCCTGTAAAAAAAGTGTTTGTATCTCGCTGGGAAAATGGTAAGATACTGGAGGCTGACTTTGCTCAACTAGAGTTTCGTGCAGCCGCATATTTATCACAAGATGGAGTTGCAATTGAGGAAGTTTCTACTGGATTTGATGTACACAGTTACACCGCTGAAGTTATTACCAATGCTGGTCAGCCTACGGATAGACAGACTGCAAAAGCGCACACGTTTGCTCCGCTCTATGGCGCAACAGGCTTTGGAAGAACAAGAGCAGAGGCGGCGTACTACGAACACTTCAACGAGAAGTACAAGGGGGTCGCAGCTTGGCATTCCAGACTGGCTAAAGAGGCTTTAGAAACACAGAAGATACGAACACCTAGTGGTCGTGAGTTTGTATTTCCTGATGTAGTCCGTAAATCAAGTGGTCGTGTGTCACACTTCACACAGATAAAGAACTACCCTGTGCAGAGTTTTGCTACAGCAGATATAGTTCCTCTTGTGTTAATACACATTGATGACTTGCTTAAAGATATGCAATCGTGTATAGTGAATACAGTTCACGACAGTATTGTTATTGACGTTCATCCAGACGAAGAAGAGAGGGTTATCAATGTAATAAATGAAACTAACAGAGTATTAAAAGATTTGATTACACTTAGATGGGGTATTGACTTTAATGTGCCTCTTCTATTAGAATCAAAAATAGGTCCAAATTGGCTTGACACTAAAGACGTAGCGTGATATAACTATGTCTCTTAACCCAAAAGAAAGGAGTAGAAATATATGACTCAACTTACAACAATAGATACTAATAATTACGCAGCTATGGCAAAGGCTATGGGTATTGCTAACGAAGGCAGTACATCTTCAAAGTCTAGTTCGTTGGCTCGTATGCGTATCCATCATTCACCAATTATGGGTACGACAGAAATGAATGGCAAGAAGGTAAACGTAGAAGTAGTAGAGGGTGGTACATATAAACTGGAAATTCCAGATGGTCCAACTTACTACGCATCTAGCGTTAAAATTCGTCCATTCTTACAACGCTTCATGTACAAGCGTTACGTTCAAGGTGCAGGTACTACCCCTAATCGCTTTGTAAAAAGCATTATGGCTGATACCTTGAACATTGACTTGAAGGACAACGATGGTGGCTTTAACTGCGGTAAACCTGCTGGCTACATCAAGGACTTCAAGGCACTACCAGAGAAGACACAAAAGCTAATCAAAGAAATTAAGCGTGTTCGTGTCGTACTTGGTACTGTTGAGATGGTCAATCCTACAGATGAAAAGGGTCAGGCTGTAGAACTTGAGCCTACCCCATTTATATGGGAGATTGACAATCGTGATGCATTTAAAGAGATTGGTGGTAGCTTTGAAACGCTGGCTAAGATGCAACGTCTTCCTATTCAGCATATCATTACTGCCAATACGCAAGAACGTAAAATTCCAACTGGAGCATCCTTTTATGTTCCTATTGCGTCTTTGGATGTAACAAAAACAATTGAGTTGACTGATGAAGATCAGGTGCTTTTCTCTGACTTTATGGCTTGGGTAGACAATTACAATAACTACATTGTCAATGCTTGGGCTGAGAAAGCAAACTCACGCATGGAGGATGGTGATGCTGAAGTCCTTGACGACATCGTTGATATCGAAGTCGATGAAGAGGATGCAGCATAATGCATCATCCTGCTGAACTAGCGTTGCATCAGTACATGGAAGATGCAACAAAGGGCAAGACAACTATGTCAGAGGCTACCATTAAACAGGTAGCTTCTGATGTTGCTGACGCTCTTTCTCGCCAGTTCGGTAGTGGTAAAAGTAGAGGCGACTTCACATTGCGTATGTCAAATGTGGGTCGTCCTACTTGCCAACTTTGGTATGAAAAGAATAAGCCAGAGAAGGCATTGCCATTGCCAACTACATTCGTAATGAACATGATGCTTGGCGATATTGTGGAAGCAGTATTTAAGGGTATTATGAAAGAAGCGGGGGTAAAATATGAAGACACTGATAAAGTTACACTGGAAGTCGGGGGCCATAGTATTAATGGGTCTTATGATATTGTTGTGGATGACGCCGTAGATGACATTAAATCTGCATCTGATTGGTCGTACAAACACAAGTTTGAATCCTATGACAGCCTAGCTGAAAAGGATGGGTTTGGTTACATTGGTCAACTTGCTGGTTACGCAAAGGCATCAGGCAAACGTGCTGGTGGTTGGTGGGTAGTCAACAAAGCCAATGGACAATTCAAATATATTCCAGCTACTGGTATTGACATTGATTCAGAGATTGCTAAAATAGAAAGCACTGTTAAAACTGTAGAGGAGAATAAATTTGAAAGATGTTTTGAACCAGTTCCTGAGACATTCAGAAGTAAGCCTACAGGGAATATGGTACTTAATGATGGATGTAAGTTTTGCCCATATCGTTTCGATTGTTGGGATAACATTACTGAGCGTCCTTCTGTAATGTCAAAGGCTCAAAATCCACCTATGGTATGCTACATTGGAGATGTCGTTGCACCACAAGCAGTTTAGAGCAGCTAGAAAATACGGCTACCGTAGTGGGCTTGAGTTAAAAGTAGCACAAGACTTAGACGAACAGGGTGTACAGTATCTGTATGAGAAGGTAAAGATTGAATGGGAAGACCTTGCATACAGAACTTACACACCTGACTTCGTACTAAACAACGGAATAATTATTGAAACAAAGGGAATGTTTACAGCAGCAGATAGACGTAAGCATCTCGCAATTAAGAAGCAGCATCCAAAACTAGATATTAGATTTGTGTTTGAAAGCAGTAAAAGAAAGTTGCGAAAGGGTGCAAAGTCTACCTACGCTGAATGGTGTGTTAAGTATAATTTTTTATATTATGATCGTATCATTCCAGAGGACTGGCTAAAAGAAAAGGGTAAAAATAAACACCCAAAGTTTATTAAGTTTAATGGCACTAAAGTAAAAAGGAGATAGCAATGAACAAAAATGAAGTAGTAGAACAATTATCTGAAGAGGATTTCCTTATTAGAGTTAGGCCATATACAGATGAAGATGGCGAATGGGCAGGTGAGATAGACTTATCTGTTATAGCCCTACCAAACAATCCGCTGAATGATGAGGGGTATTTTCAAGTAATGCATTTCTGCAAGATGATGTGTGCCACGATTCCTATTATGGAACAGTCAGAAGAAATTCGTAATATTGTCCACGAATATGTGTTGAATGTCATTGACAATGAAATGGAAGTTGATGTAAAACTTGAGGAAGAGATGGGCGTTGAAAAGACATATGACGGCAATGTGGTTCATCTTAGCTTTAATACCAAGACAGGAGGCAATGCATGACAGATTACAGAAAGATTATGAAAGATATTGAAATGAAGCAGCAATGGAAAGATGTTGATTGGGAGGCAGATTATTCTTTTGCAGACAATGTAAGACCTGATATGGTAAACAATCCACCACATTATAATGCTAGTGGTATTGAGTGCATTCAGGCAATTGCTGCTGCCACTGATGATGGCTTTCAATACTACTTACAAGGTAATATACTGAAATATCTTTGGCGTTATCGCTACAAAGACAAACCACTTGAAGACCTAGAAAAAGCCAAGTGGTACTTGGATAAGTTAATTGAGGAAACTATGGCAAATGATAAGAGTTAAAGTATTTATTACACTTGACATTGATGAGGATGAATATCCAATACCTGCCGATGGACAAGTCGGGGAGGAAATTGAGGACGGAATACATGAGTATTTCTATGATGTAGAAGGTGCTGATATACGCACTATAAAAACAATAACGGAGTGACACTATGAATAATTATTTACCTACAGACTACCAAACATTTATTGCTACCTCACGGTATGCACGTTGGATTGAAGATGAACAGAGGCGTGAGACATGGGCTGAGACAGTTCAGAGATACTTTGACTATATGGAAAAGCATCTGGCTGATAAGCACAACTATGCCTTGTCTGACCAATTACGTGCTGAACTTGAAGAGGCAGTGCTTAATCAAGATATCATGCCAAGCATGAGGGCATTGATGACTGCTGGCCCCGCACTTGATAGGTGTCATGTTGGTGGTTATAATTGTTCTTATGTTCCTGTGGATAGTCCTCGTGCATTTGACGAGACTATGTATATTCTTATGTGTGGCACTGGTGTTGGCTTCTCTGTGGAACGCAGTTGTGTTGAGAAACTGCCTATTGTAAATGAACACTTTGAAGAAAGCGACACAGTAATCAAGGTTGGAGATAGTCGTCCGGGCTGGGCCAAGTCTCTGCGTGAACTAATCTCCCTACTATAC